ATCTCGTTACCATATCCGATGGCTTCGCCCATCAGTAGAAGTGCCTGTTCGAGGTGAACAAGGCGAAAACCAGACCTGTACTCCGGGTTCCAGCGCTCTTCAACGAGTGTCAGGAACTGTTGCAACGCTACCAGATGTCCAGCTACCCATTGTGTTCTATCCCTAATGCGACGTACGTACCAATTTGAGTCCCTCTCCCCCGATGGAATGGCACGCATGGAGTAGATGAGAGACCGTTGGAGCACATCAGGAGCTGTAAAGGGATTCTTTACTGCTGTTACAGCAAACGCTGCCTGAATCGGAATACGCGTTACCGTCGATGTTGTGTATAATTGTCGTAGCTCAATACTCGGCGCTGGGTCTGTTACTAGCCGCGCTAATTCGTCGTTAAACCGGTGCCAGTAATCTGACCTAACGTTACCCAGGTTGTCTGCAACCCACAATCCGGGCGCTGCAGATACGGCAGATACCCAGCCTCGGAAGTCATCGGGCATACCCTCTAGTTCGGGCTTACCAGTCAGAATTCCGAGGCGAAGGTTGTACAGGAACGTTTTACCACTGTTCGGTTCGGCTACTGCTACTTCCAAGGGAAGTTGGAGACCACGCCATCTGTTGAGCCAGGGTGAAAGATGGAAGACACAGGTTAGGAGTATCCTAGTCTGTTCGATGGTGAGGGATGGAAGTGCTTGCAAATTGAGGGTTGCTAATGCATCATACCAGAGTGAGCCAAGGACATGTGGAACCTTCTCGATAGCTGCCACGAGAGCATCTTCATTGAGCGGAACTACTTGGTCGGGAAGGAATAGAACGTTATCAGTTCCGTTATCCAGTAGTGCAATTTCGTCGGCGGTAATCTTTGCGAGGCGACCATCACCGATTTGCCAATATGCAGCTTCTTCGCTGGCATAGGTTACTCGACGTGGTTCCACCTTATCAATAGTCGGCTGTGTTGCAAACAGGTCAGCAAACCGACTGTTGACTTGGGTATCAGCAGTCTCCAAACCCAGCTTCTGAATGAGCACGGCTCCGAAGGATGTCGACCTTAACTGGCCTGTTTGCTCCAGACGAAACGGGTGAAGTACCTTCGTTCGGGCTTCGAAGAAGTAGTAGTTGTCCTGATTGTCTCGGTAGCGCCTACCCCAGTTGTCGACGACGCTTAGGAGTACTTCGGCGATGCGTCGTATCTGGACCCGGGTTATCTTGGCTTTGTTCAACTCATCCTGTAGCCAAGGCTTCGGATGTGGGGGAAGAGGAAAGTCAGTTAGTGCGTAGTGGAACTCGCTCCTGTTTTCTGCACTCGCACCCAGGTAGTCATCTAACCCTGTTTTCGTGCCTTCATTGAGAGCTGGCATAATGAACTGACCTACGGAAGCACCCTGCTCTGCAAGCCACCAGCCAAGCTCAAACGCCGCTGTCTGGACACCGGGGTTGGATGTAGAGTCGGAATCAAAGGCGATGGTGACTTCTCTTCCGGCCCACTGAATTTCGCGGAACTCAGGGACGACAATGAGCGACCATACCCCCTTGGCGAAGTCGACGAATGCAGTCTTGGGGTTCTCTGGGTCGGGTGTTACGTTGTCGCTCGAGACAGCGAGGCGATGCGTTCGCCAGGATGCTACACCACCTATCCCAACGGTTGGGAATCCCCACTGACACGCAGCGAGTGCCTTCTTTTCCCCTTCCGTAATGACCAGCGGGATATCTGTGTCCTTGGTCCAGTTCTTTGGAAGCAAGGGGCCAGGTGGGCAGTAAGCGTGGTTCGGTGTTCGAGGCTTCTGTAGGTACTTGGGCAAGGAAGTAGGGGCAAGAACCTTAATGCGGTAATGCCCATTGCGCTTCCCGTTTGTGTAGAAGTACGGCAGGAAGTAACCTACCTGCACCTTCTGCAGACGCAGTTTTTCGCTGAGAAGGGGGTTCGACTCTGGGTCCCCGATTTCGGCCTTGAGAATGGTGTCTTCAGTAAGGCCCGATTTAACCAGGTCGTCTAGAGTCGCCCTTGATAGGCGGGCCACCCCTTAGTTGTCAAGTGAAGGGATGGCGCCGTAATTACGGATGAACTCGTCGATGTCCTCCGGCTTCATTTCCATGAAATTGGGCCAGTTGTTAACGTCGGGTGCCAGGGTGTACTGGACGACAGATGAAACACGCCCACCTTCGCGGCGAAGGACCTCAGCAGCTTCGACTACGAACCCGCGCCTAATGAGGTCTTCGAGAGCGTCAGTCCAGTTCGGGTAAGCAGGTCGAACACGGACACTGAGCGCTGCACGCTGGACCTTTCCCTCCCGTTGTAGGGTGCGGAGGATAAGGCGGTGCGGGCCCGAGAACCCGTTATTCTCAGGAACAGTGTTGCTTTGGTCAGACATGTACCTACGGATTTCCTCCTGCGTGAATTGAACTCAATTATAGATGAGGACAGAGGTAGAAATCAAGCGCGGAATCGGTAGTCACCTTCGTCTTCGTCGTCGACATCTTCGTTGCCGGCCGGGGGATTCGCAGCTTCAGCAGCTTTGCCGGCTTCAATCTCGTCACGGAGCATCTGGTTAAACTCCTCTTCCGTCATTCCCCTCTGGTCTTCGTCTTCCTCTTCCTCTCCCTCTCCCTCCTTCGGGGCTTTGGCCTTGGCGTGTGTAGCCTGATATTCAGCGTACTTCCCTTTCTCCCGTTGGTAACGCTCGCGCGCATATTCAGCCATGCAGGGTTTGCAGTATGCTGCACTCGGGCCAGAGAAGTCTGCATAGCGGTGCTTTGTCTCCTTACACCGAGGACAAACTCTGGTTACGTCGTCAGGTGCTAGTGGCAGTCGGCCCACCCTTACTATACTACCTTCCCGCCGTGCATTTGGGGGCGTCTCAGATTGTATGTGTGCTTAAGTGTGATGATGTGCTCCAGGTCGAAGCCTAGGAAGGCTGCGAGGTCCATGCATCGGATGACGACGTCAGCTAGTTCGGATGGGAAGCCTTCAGGCTTGTCTTCTGCGGCGCCCCCGAACCTGAGCTGCATGTCGTTCTGACGGTAGCACTCCATTGCCTCGGCGACTTCTGTAACAATGAGCATGAGCTTGGTCGGGGTGTCTTGGGATGCCGTCCAGAAACCCTTCTCGACGGCGTTCTGGTGAATATCCTCCTGGGACGGAGCATTGGTGAGTCGGAGGAAGTCTGGTGCCTTGACTCGGACCCAATGTCCGGTCTTGGCCGTATAGCGGTAATCCGTCCCGTCAAGGTTGAAGCCCTGTCCGTCGGACGGAGCCCTGGGGAACTGTGCTCCGAAGAACTCCGGAAACGAGCCTGAGTCTTTGTGTACGTTGCCTGAAGACGGGGGACTTATTTCGGAGACTAAATTTGTGTCGGTAGGGTGGTGTTCATGGGGGTCTTCACTGGGGGGTTCCTGGGGGGTTTCCATAATACTCCTTCTGGTGGGGGGCGGAGATGAAAATTCTTTCCACTCACTGCCTTCTCTAGATTATATTAGAGGTATTACGGAGAAATCAAGTCAGCTGTTTTGGTGTGCGTCTGGTTTGGTACTTGTTTGGTTTTGTGACCCCCTAGGGATGGTGGGGGAAAACGCACTTGCAACTTATAATTAGAAAATCGTGTATGTGAAATTCAATTGATTATAACATTGGGTTATTGAATTTTATAAAGCTTTTTCTCTTATAAAGGATACAAGCTAAAAAAGTCCCCCATCTCCACCTTCCTGCTTAGTTGTTCATGAATTGTTCACCACTTGTGGAATTTAAGGTGGAGCGTCTATAATTCAAGTATGGTCAAGGGCGACAATGCACCAAGTCAGGCTTTTACAGCGAAGCCTGGGTCCAAGCAAATCCCTGGAATGCCTAAGCAGTGCACGGCAACCAATAAGCACACTGGGCGGCGTTGTCACAATGACACGGTCGTCGGGATGCGTGTGTGCCGTCTTCATGGTGGAGCCGCTTCGCAGTCCAAGCGGGCAGCCAAGGTGCGCATTAGCCAGCATGAGGCAGGGGTTGCGCTTCGGAAGCTCGGTGTCCCGGTTACGGCTGAGCCGCGTGAGGTTCTGCTCGACCAAGTGTACCTGGCGAACGGCATGCGCCTTGCTACCATGCAAATGGCCGAGCAGATTGACCCTACGCATTTGTCGCCTACGGCATTAGCCAAGGACCGACATCCGGCTCAAGCAACAGTTGACCTAATGGCGGAGTGGAGCGATAGGGCCGCTAGGGTTTCAAAGATGGCCCTAGATGCTGGTATCGAAGACCGTATGGTGAAGTTGGCTGAGAGGCAAAGCGAAGCCGTCGTCCTAGCCATTCGTACGGTTATCTTCGAACTCGGACTACCCGATGACCAGAAGCAGCTTGCGTTCCAGATTGCCGCGAGGGCGCTACGCGAACTGACTGACTCCACCCCCATCGAGGCAAAGGTGGTAGGGAACGGAAATGGACGAAATCCGTAAGGACGGATTTAACATAAAGCAGGTAGCACTCGTCCTGCTTATGGACAGATATTGTCCTGGTGGCGTATTCGTGGTGACCGAGAAGGACTGGGCTTCATACATGGAGAAGTACCCGAACTCGGGCATTGTGTATGACACGGACGCCGATAAGAGGCAAGTCGTCCTGATTAATGCGCATAATGTGATAACAATGTCGGATGAAGTCGGTCCGGTTCAGTAATGTCTGCTATCTCCCCGTTCTCGGATGGGGCAGCTTTGGCTCGTGCGGCTGATATCCTTGACCCGCCTCCTGACCCCTACTTCGAGCGCTTCGACTTGTGGGTTCTGGACTTCATTCGGTTTGACCCTGGTGAGGAACCGACGGAGTACCAGCTCTGGGAGCTTCGTGAACTCCCGGTTGTCAAGCGCATCTCAGTACGCGGGCCTCATGGCCTGGGTAAGACCACTACAGCTGCCTGGGCAGTCCTAGCATTCGCTCTCACTCGAGAGAAGGCTCACAAGGATTGGAAGGCGCCAACCACCGCATCCGTTTGGCGTCAGCTGACAAAGTTCCTTTGGCCTGAGATTCACAAGTGGGCTAGGAGGATACTGTGGGACAAGCTAGGTTGGCGGGGGCCGTTCAACGAACGGACCGAGTTGCTCAAGCTGAACCTCAACCTGGTTTGGGGCCAAGCATTTGCCTTGGCGTCCGATACACCCGAAGCCATCGAAGGCGTTCATGCCGACCAAGTGCTGTACATCTACGACGAGGCCAAGGCCATCGACGCTGAGGTCTACGATGCGACAGAGGGTGCCTTTGCCGGAGCCGGTGAGAGTACAGGTAAGGTTGCCTTTGCGATGGCGAACTCGACACCGGGGCCGACCTCGGGACGGTTCCACGATATCCACATGCGCAAGGCGGGCTATCGGGATTGGACCTGTCGGCATGTAACACTCGAGGAGGCTATTGCCTCGCGGCGTATTTCTCAGGAGTGGGCGGATGCACGCAAGTTGCAGTGGGGCGACAGGTCCGGTGTTTACCAGAACCGCGTTCTCGGCCACTTCGCGTCGGATGATGAGAATGCAGTTATCCCACTGTCGTGGGTTGAGGAAGCAGTACTTCGGTGGGAGGACCAGTCCGTTAGTCCCCCTGATTTCACTTGCCTCGGGGTGGACGTTGCGCGAAGCGGATTGGACAAAACAGTCTTGGCACATCGCCATGACCTTGTCATTACCGAGCTGAACAAGTACACTCGCATGGATACGATGGAGACGACAGGATGCGTAGCGGGAGTTCTTCGGAACAAGGGCGGCTATGCCATGGTCGACGTAATCGGTATCGGGGCAGGCGTCGTAGACAGGCTCCGCGAACTCGGGTTCGAAACGTACGCATTCAACGCGGGGCTACACACGGATGTAACGGATGTGTCTGGCGAATTGGAGTTCCTGAACACAAGGTCAGCTGCATGGTGGAATACCCGTGAGCTGCTTAACCCTGCGCACAAGTTGCCGACAGCAATTCCGGACGATGACGACTTGATAGGGGACCTAACAACCCCGCACTGGCGAACAACTAGCGCTGGCAAGATTCAGGTAGAGTCGAAGGACGATATCCGGAAGCGCATCGGTCGAAGCACAGATGCCGGAGACGCAGTTGTTCAGTCCTTCTGGCCCACTGACGTTGGCGGGGTTGAGGTTGTCATGAGCGACTTCGACGATGTTCACATCAGTCCGTACTGACGAGGGGACCAACAAATGACACTCGTGGCTGAGAGCGGAAACGGTCGGGGTCGTCTTGGCGGACTTCAGCGATTGACGCGTACTGAGCTACGCGAAGTGGTTGCCGGACAGTACATGAATGAGACTCTCCTGCTGGAACGGTTGGACGAGCTTGAGCTTGAGCTGGAGGATGCCAGCTGGATTCGCCAGATGTCCCAGGCCGAACAGGAGTTCTCAGCCAGCGGGCTTCAGCGCCTCATTCAACTGAGTCGGTTGATGACGCTCAAGAACCCCCTTATCGACCACGCTGTTCATATCCAGGCAAACTACGTTTGGGCCCGAGGGGCTACTTTCACCGCCCCCAATGAGCAGGTGAACGACATTGTTCAGGGCTTCCTGAATGACCGGAATAACCTGGCGGAGTTCACGTCACATGATGCCAGAGTGGGCAAGGAAGTCCAAGTTCAAATTGAGGGCAACCTGTTCTTCGTCCTTTGGACGGATACTGAGACTGCTCATGTGACAGTTCGTACTATTCCGGTAAACGAAATCTTGGCTGACGACGGTATCATCTACAATCCGGAGGATGACCGCGAAGTCTGGTTCTATAAGCGCCGGTACCACACCAAGGTGTTTGACTTCACAACCGGCCAGTACAAGAAGAAGCGGGTTACAACTTACTACCCCGACTGGCGTTACTTGCTCAAGGTCGAGGAAGAGGACCTTGATGTCGTCGATGTCATCGGGGCTTCTGGCTCAGAGCACTTCGGCAATGTCGAGTGGGCTGCACCTGTCTATCACCTGAAGACGGGCGGGCTCCCAAACTGGCGATTCGGGGCACCGGAAAAGTACAGCGCGTTTGCGTGGGCAAAGGCAGTCACCCGAGACCTTGAGGACTACGCAACCCTGCGGAGAGCTTTAGCTCGCTGGGCATGGTCACTTACTGTCCGCGGAACTAACTCTGTTAAGGATGCCAAGACGCGTCTCGGGACCACTCGGACATGGGATAGTCCGAGCGAGGGAAACCCTCCGCCAGTCGCAGGGTCGACGTTCATTAACAAGCGACTCCCGGATGGCACTAGGACAGCAGACCTAGAACCTATCCGAACAGCAGGAGCTGCTCCGAACCCCGAGGAGGGGCGTCGACTCTGGTTGCTGGTTAGTGCGGGGACAGGTATCCCAGAAACCATCCTTGCGGGCAATGCCGAAGCAGGTAATCTGGCGACAGCGAAGACACTGGACAGGCCCACCGAACTACAGATGCAGAACCGGCAGACATTGTGGGCAGATACGTTCCGTGATATCCTGGGGTACGTTATCTCCAGGACGAAGACGATGACCAACAAGATTCCGGACACCATCGACGTCCAAATCCGGAAGATTAACCCCGAGACCAGGGAGGAAACGGTCGAGTCTGAGACGCAGGAAATTGACCTCTCAGTCGCCGTGGAATTCCCGTCCATCTTGGAACGTGAGGTTGCACAGCAGGTCACCGCCATCATCGACGCAGCTACGCTGGGCGGAAAGAAGGCAGCCCAGACAATGCCGGACCGCATCCTCGTGGACCTGTTGCTCCGCGCCCTCGGGCTAAACGAGGAAGTAGGCAACATCCTCGAAGAGATGTTCCCTGACGGCTCAATGTGGTTTGCTACTGATACCGAACCCGAAGAGCAGGTCGTCGGCGAAGGAGCCGAAGGGACCCTAGAGGAAGAAACCGCTGAACTCGAACTCCCGGACCTCAGTGACCTAACCGAATCTGGTTTCCGCCAGGGCCTAAAGGCCTTCCGTGAAGCGCTCCTCGAGCCTGCCCCCATGAGGTCGCGAACGAAGAAGGTCCGGGTCCGAAAGGCTTAACCGGTGCCGTATAGCATTGCCCGGTCACGTACCTGTCCGGTCAGTAAGCCCTGGGCTGTAATGCGTACCGGGACAATGCGCCGTATGGGATGTCACCCGACCCGGCACGCAGCGATGAACCAGGTGAGTGCACTCCATGTAAACGAGGCACTCCAGCTTGTCCATGAGGTGGAAACCCATCTTCATGTCAAGGACCCAACGGTAGCTGAAGCCCAGTTGCTCCTGGAAGTCCTGGATAGACGCAGGAAAGTTAGGGCAACAGACCCGCTCGAACCCTCGCTTACCAAGACGGCCCAGGCATTCCTTGACACTGCTCGGAAGGGTATTGTCAAGGAGATGGAACGTATCCTGAAGCGGGATAAGAAGGTACTGGAACAGTACCATGCATACCTAATCCTCAAAATCAGGGTCGCCCAGCGGCTCTTCGCTGCGGCTAAAGACGAAGCCGAACTTCAGGAATCTACTATTGAGGTTGAGCATCAGCGTTTGTCCCAGGATTGGTTCCGAGACCCTGAGACCGGAGGCGGACTTGACGCCTTCGGACTTGATGCTCTCTCACGCCAGGACTTCGGGACCCTAACCTTCGACTACCAGTCGTCAGCCGAAGACGACATCGAAGATGAACTGGTAGATGAACAGGCTCGTCAGGCACGTCTTGAGAAGTGGGAACGCTATTGGGACGATAAGTCCTTTGAGGCCGTTAATGCGTGGATTGAAAACGTTATGGGTGTAGCGCCTGGGCAAGGTCCAATTTACGGGCTAGGTATGGGCCTTATCGACCAGGGCGGGAAAGCTTACGATAGTGCGAGTAAGTCGACGGCGAAGGACTTGGGTCTCTCCCCGACGCCGTTTGGCCTGCCTAACCCACGTGCAGTTGGATGGATGTCCCAATATGCTGCAGACACCGTAACCGGCCTGAACAATGCAACACGGGACCTCTTGCGTGAGGAACTAACTGCGGGGATATCAAACGGCTTTGCGTGGTCAACCATGCGCAATTCGCTCAAGGACACATTCGGGTTTTCCCGTGACCGGGCACAGATGATTGCGGTAACCGAACTGGCGTATGCCTATGAGCAGGGTAATGCACAGCCCATTGAGGCGATGGAAGCCTTGGGCCTCGTGATGGAGAAGTCCTGGTTAACAGTCAGCGATAACCGGGTTGACCCAATATGTGCAGCGAACCAGGCGCAGGGATGGATTCTGAACGCTCAGGCGTTTACGTCGACTCACGGGATGCCGCCTGCTCACCCGAACTGTCGGTGTACAACGCTATACCAGCGACAGAAGGCTCCGTGTTCAGAGGGCGTTCCTATTCAGGAGTCTTTCAGACTCCTCGAGGCAGTAACAGTCTGCAAGATTCCACTGGCCCAGGTAACGGCAAAAGCGGGCACCAAAAAGGCACAAGCGCAGGAGCTATTCCTGCAGGGTAAAGACACCAAGACGATTGCGGCCGAGATGGGAATGTCTTACCAGCAGGCTTACCAATACACCAAGGACTTGAAGGGTCAGGGTCCGCAAGTCCCGAGTCCCCTCAAAATTCTTACCGGGCCAGAGCCAGAGCCAACTGCTCCTACTCCTGCAACAACGGTTGCAGCGGTAACACCTCCGACGAAAGCAAGCCAACTAGCTTCTACCCTGGGTCCGAAGGCGTACACTACAAGCTACGGACAGACCATTACCACACCTGAGGAGGCATACCAGCTTTACCAGGCACACTTAATTGGCAGCGAAGAGCTGGTTGCTGCCAACAAGAAGCTCGGTGTTGCAACTCCTGTCCTCCCTGGACAAGTCCCAACTACAACCGGTGCAGTAATAGATGATGTTCCGAACTGGGGGAAGGTCCAGGTTGTATCGGTTAACCCGGATGGGTCTGTTGTCGTAAGCGCCCTGAATTACGGGGGGGCTGAGATAGTCTTACCACCGGGTGCCCTATTGCCGAAACCGAAACCGAAACCGAAACCGGTGTTCGTACCGGTGACTACGGGCCCCCGAACCGGCAGTGCTACACCTGCACCAATTCCGAATGTCGGGATTTCCTCAGGCCCACTCAAGTTGCCGCCAGTAACTGCAGGAACTGCGGCGCAGGACTTCGACCTCACGCGGAAGGTAATCAACGGTTCGGACGACTCAACGCAGGGCTGGGGGCGGGCAGACGCCAGTGCGTACAAAGCACAGGTTGCGAAGAACTTGGCAGAGGAAGTTATACGTCGGATACCCCTTGATACGTACAAGAAGTCGAGCTGGGCAACACGGACAACATGGTCCGTCGGTGCAGTTCCTTCCGGGAAAGACTGGGAACGCGGTTCGGCGAACTTTGTACAACAGGTAACGAGTGCAGTCGTTAAGACGTGGGCATCGACATCTTGGGATACTCACCCTCTTTCAATTCAGTTCCAGCGTGCTGTTCAGGAGGAATTCGGACTCCCTCCGTTGCCTTCTGGGCGCTTAACCGGTGAGACACAGGACCTATGGAACGGAAAGGTCACGGCGTTTACCCAGGCTGCATTCGGGGTCGGAGACTTTTCGGATGACGACCGAGCCGTTCTTCGGGTCATTGCAAGGGCTATGTATGACCAGACACAGGCTGAACTAAAGCGTTTAGGTATTAAGACCCTTCCCGTAAAGCGTGGAAGCAGCGGCAAACGCGGTGTTAAGAGCGGTAATACCATTCGTGTTACAAGCAACCCTGCCTCTTCTTGGTCGCTTAACCGGGAGATTGCTGCTATCTTTGCTAGTTCGAACAACGGTGTTGTACACCATTCCAATGTCCCGGCCGAACGAATCTTGTCCTTTCCCCGTACCGGGTCAGGATGTTTGGATGAAGAAGAGCTTGTTGTCTTGGGCGGCGGCGAGTTCAAGGCTTATGTAACATCACGATGACAGACAACGTCGAAGTAACAGTTGACATCGACGACAGTGTTGATAACCAAGACTGGACAAAACAGTCATGGGACCTCTCGACGGACTGGAGCGGGTTTCTGGCTGACATCCGGACCTTTGGGGCTACACCCAAAGATGCTTTCCTGAACTTCATGAAGCTTCCTGCTGGTCAGGCTATTCCGCGGAATCTGTTCGAGCGGGCAGTTAAGGAGTTCGGTATTGGCAATGAGTGAAAAAACGAAGGCGGAGGCCAGTCAAGAAGATGGTGTACTAGTTTGTAGTAAGTGGCGTAAGTGCTGCTGTCAACGAGCTGATGACGGACATTGTTGGGGATGCGGCCAGTCTGAAACTGTCCATGTGAACCCCCGGGACGAAGAGAAAGAGGTAGTCTTAGATGGAAGCCATTGACGTTACTCCGGAAAACATCACCTTCGCTGTAATGCTTACGGCAGCTGGAACAGGAATTGCGGCTGCTATCATTACCGGGCTGGTGACTCTTATTGGGCGGGTGTTCCCGCTACTGCTGGAGAGAATCACGGGTGCCGTTCTGGCATTTGCGTTATCCCTCGCCCTGTATATCGTCACTGGAATTGCCGTCGGTGTAGATTCTCTTGATGAGGGTCTTGTCATCTTTGTGGCCTGGCTTTCCTGTGCTAGTGCATCCGTAGGTGTACATCAGATAGTTGCCAAGGGTGCACTATTCACGGAACCACCCAAAGAGCCCTAAAGTGGGTCGGCCTTCACCGTTGGACGACACCTTAGTTGTGTCAAACCTGTGTTCTGCATGATAATCAAAGAGATGCAAGTATACGCGACGAACCAACTTGGTTCCTTCCCCCGAGGGAGGTGACGGATGGAGTTCTTCATTACTCTCCAGGAGGTAGGTCGCGTCCTCTCCTCACGCAACGAGAAGGCTCTGCGTTCGGCTGTCGATGTCATCAATACTATCCTTTCCCGGCTGGAGAAGGGTGAAGTTGAACAGGCAGTTGCCGAGAAGCGAGTGGCTGAGGCCCTCCGTGAAGCTGCAGAGATGTCCTTTGATGACACGCGCACGTTGGTCTCCGGTGCTGTCCGGACCAAGTACCCCTCGACGTCGCCTGACCTCGGGGGGCCTTATATCCAGGATATCTTCGACGACTTCGTGGTCTACCGAGACAGTGCGACCAACGACCTGTTTAAGGTTGGCTACGTCGTCACGGATGGTGCGGTTACACTGGGTGATACCCAGAAGGTCATTGAGCGGCGGGACTACGTTCCTGTCCAGGAGAGTTTCCGGGAGACGGAGATTCCTCTCGAGGAGGGAGTTATCCCTCTGGTTGAGAAGGCAGTCCGTCCTGACGGGACAATTCCGGTTCGGGTTGTAAAGCCCGGATGGGGTAATTCAGGCTACTACGACGCAGCCCTCCTGAAGCGAGAAGCTAACAAGGCATTCCCGCCAGGAACCAAGATGTACTGGGACCATCCGACAGAGCGTGAGGAGCGGGAACGCCCTGAGCGTTCACTTCGGGACTTGGCAGCTGAGACTATTGGGCCTCCTGTGTACCAGGAGAATGGGCCAGTCGGTCCTGGTGTCTACACCAATGCTAAGGTGTTCGGTGCATACCGGGATGCAATTGACGAACTCGCACCGCACATCGGTGTGAGCCTTCGTGCCTACGGCAAAGCTAAGCATGGAGAAAGGGAGGGACGAAAAGGACCGATTGTCGAAAGCTTCCTCGGGCCGGCAGCTTCCGTCGACTTCGTAACCACTGCAGGGGCAGGAGGCGAAGTCCTCAGTCTGTTCGAGGCCAAACGCGGACGGAATTTCAACCCTATCCAGGAGGAAGACGACGAAGTGAGTCAGGAGCAGTTGCAGGAAGCGCAGCGGCTCCAGCAGGAGGCCGAAGCGAAGGCGGAGGCTGAGTCCAAGAAGACTCGGCGACTGCAGGAGCACCTGGCTATCCGCGATGCAAGGGACCACGCGACGGAGCTGTTTGCCTCTGACAAGGCGAAGGGGCTTCCGGAGGTCACGCGCACTCGCCTGCTGGAGTCGGTTGCCGACCACGTTACGCTTACGGATGCAGGCGAGCTGGATGTCGCCAAGTTCGAGGAAGCGTTCGGCAAGGTTGTCCAAGACGAACTCACCTATATCAAGGCGCTGACCGGAAGTACCGGACGGCGCACAGGAACACCGCGCGGGATGGGAACATCACTCAGCGAGGGGTTCCGAACGACAGCTGCAGCCTCCGATGAGGGTGGCGACGATGGTGACATCGATGCCAAGCTTGAGGAAGGCTTCAAGCGTCTCGGCCTTTCCGAATCTGCAGCCAAGCATGCTGCGGTGGGGAGGAACTAACCGATGGCTGGTAACCAGATTTACGATGATGCGGTTTCGCTGAGCCTGCCCGTTCCAGTCGGCGCAGTTTCAGGCGACCCAGTTGTCGTGGGGAAGATGCCTGGTGTTCTGCTCACTGACCGTGATGCGGTAACACTTGAGGCGACGGTGTTCATGGGAGGAGCCTTCACCCTCTCAGTCATCGGTCAGAATGATGCCGGGAACTCTGCAGTTGCTATCGGCGACGCGTTGTTCTACGACGGAACGAACATCGACAAGAAGGAATCGGGCGAGTTCTTCGGCTGGGCTCTCGGAGCCGTCAATGCCGGTGCAACTACGGCGATTCCGGTCAAGATTGCTTCGGCAGGTGATGCACGCACAGCGGGTGTCATTCCAGCCGGGTCAATCGGCAAGGCTGAACTTGCCGGCGGATTCCTGAAGGTTGCTCTTGCTGCAGGTACTGCCGCTGCGACAGATGTCGCAGTTGCTGGCATTGCAGTCGGGGACGAACTCGTGTTCGTCGGGGCCTTCGCAACGGCGGCAGCCATCGCAACGCTTGCCGACCGTACTTCCGAGTACGCCATTATAGCCGGCAACCTGGATAAGGCTGCAGGCACAGATGAGACGAACAACCAGCTCGTCATCATCTACCTCGACCTGACGTAAGGGGTGATGAGAGATGCCGAACGGTAGCTGGGACCAGCTGGCGCTCGAGGAATCGCTCGACGCCGACAGCCGAAGGGTCCAGGAAATCTTCAATCGCGACGGCGGTGGTGACGGAATGCGCACCAACATCCTCCGGCGCGACCCGAACTACAAGCTCAAGCTCCTTGAGGCAATGACGCTCGTTGAGCGTGTTGCCCGAGGTGAGAGGCGTGGTATTCTCCTCTTTGAGGAGGCCATGACTTCTAGTGACTTCCCGCTCCTGTTTGGTGACATCCTGGAGCGTGAGACACTAGCCATCTACCGCCAGATTCCATCCAACTGGGACCGGCTCATTCAGACCCGGGAGGTTAACTCCTTCCGGCTCCAGCAGGTTCGGTACCCACTCTCCGGGACCCAGTCTCAGCTCGCTCGTGTTGAGGAGCGGGAAGAGTATCCGGAGGCCAGCCTCTCTGAGACCGCACCGTTCACGTACCGCGTGTACAAGTACGGACGGCGGTTTGCCATGAGCTGGGAAACCTTCATCAACGATGAGCAGGGTGAGTTCTTGGACCTCCCGGGACTGCTGGCCTTGGCGGCCCGCCGAACCGAGATGTACCAGGCACTGGCTCTCTTCCTGGATGCGAACGGGCCGCATGCCTCCGCATTCACAGCCGGAAACACCAACATCATCAACATTGCTAACGGGGCAATTGCGGACAATCCGCCGCTTGCCCTTGCCGGTCTCCAGGATGGACTCCTTGTCCTGGGGAACCAGGTCGACGAGTATGGCGAGCCGATTGCATTCGACATCGTCTACCTCGTGGTCCCGCCGGCGCTGGAAATCACGGCTCGGAACATCCTGAATGCTACCGAGCTGGAGATTGGCCTCGTTGGCCAGGGGTCCAACGCAGCAGCTCTCACCGAGAACCGCATTCGGACCCTGAACTGGATGAAGAACCGCGTCCAGCTGGAGGTCATGCCTCACATCCCGCTTGTCGCAACAGCGGCTAACGGGAACACTTCATGGTTCCTGTTCGGTTCGGTTCAGGCAGAAGCGCAGGGGACTGCACGACAGTTCGGTCGTCTGGCCTTCCTCCGTGGACGCCGTGAGCCGGAAATCTTCATGAAGGCCAGCAACGCTGTCCGCGTGGGCGGCGGTCCTGCTGGACCTGAGGAAGGTGACTTCGACACCGATTCCCGTCAATGGAAGGTTCGACATGTTCTCGGGGCAACTCGTATCGACCCCCGAGCTGCCG